ATATTGCCCTCCCAGCCACTCGCTACGGCAAGCCCACTGCCGGCGCATCTCCTCGATCAGCTTTGCTGCGCCGGCGGTGCCTCGATGTTTGGCGATCAGCGCGGTGAGTTCGGTGATGCGCTCTGCCGTGGTGTAGCCCTTGCGAAGCCAAGTTCTGGCCTCGCACTCCAGCCTGATCTGGCTGCTGTCTTGCTCAGCCACCGAAATGCTCCTGCTGAGCCACGCTCAGCCCCACCGCCACCTGGCGGACCCAGATCGGCATGCTGTTGAGCATGAAGGTCTCGCCCGCGGCGGCCAGCAGCAGGGTGGTGCCCATGACATGGCCGATCGCCTCTGCCGCTTTCGGCGGTACCGCATTGCCGATGCGCTCGCTCCAGTCCTTGTCGCTCAGGCCGTCCAGGATCAACTGCTCTTCGGGCTCGACCAGGCTTTGCAGGGCAGCTTTCTCCAAGGTTGTGAACGGGCGATGCCACGTGCCGTCCAGGCTGCGGATGATGCAGGTCATGCGGTCGTCAGCAGCCGGAATGCGAGGGTCTGCGACGCTGAACCGGCCGCTGTCGTAGCGTGAGCTGGCTGCTATCGCGCCGCAGTGCTGGTCATACGGGATCACGCCGTAGTGGCCGCCGGTTAGGTAGTTGTCGCCTTTGCTGCGGTGAAGGATGCGCGGATCGGCCACCGACTGTTGCCCACCCTGCACACCCTTGCCGCCGGCGATGATGGTGCCGGCTGGCTGGTTGTACGGGATGACACGGTAGTTGCCGCTGTGGCGGTTCCAGTTCGGCCGCGGGTCGGCAATGCTGAATGTGCCCTGTCCCGGCATGGTCTGCCCGGGAATGGTCGGGCTCGACTCGCTCCAGCGGATGACGCCGAACTGCTGGCCGTGATTCCAGTTGGCCGCCTGCCGGTACCGCGGGTCGGCGACCGAGAACGCGCCGTTCGTGGGGCTGCTCCGGCCGGCGATGGTGCCGCTGGTGTCGTCCCAGCGATGCACGCCCATGTAGCCCGCGCGGTATTCCGGCACGATCACCAGGTCGCGCAGGTGCCCGTCCTCGATCGCCAGCTCGTTGAGGCTGCGCCAATCGCTCCCGGCGCGAACCAGGGCGAGCCGCACCCAAGTTTTCCACTGTAGCGACGGGATGCGGTGCATCGGCCCGCCCGCCTCGATGTCGCCTGGCAACGGCATGCGGCCAAGTATGTCGCCGACCGCGCGCAGGGTCTTCTTTTCGGGCTCGTAGAGGAACGGCGGCACCTTCTCGACGTGGCGCGCCACCAGCAGGAAGCGCTTGCGGGACTGCGCCAGGCCGCCCAGCTCGCCGCAGTCGTGAGTGGTTTCCGCCACCGCATAGCCGTAGTGGCTGAGCAGGCTGTTGATCTGGTCCAGCAGGTGCCGGCCGCGAGTGGCCAGCCGAGGTACGTTCTCGAAGACGATCAGCGGTACCGGGTCATCCTTCCAGGCTTCGCCCATCAGCCAGATGCAGCGCAACGTCAGTTCGTTGAGCGCCTGATATTTCGGGGTTTTGCTGGTGGCCTCGGACAGCAGGCCACTGGCGCCCTTGCATGGGCTGCTGATGAAGACCGCGTCTGGTCGCTGGTTCCGCGCGGCGCGGCGAACATCTTCTGCCGAGGCCTCGCTCCAGCCAGCCGGCGGCTGCTGACCGTGGAAGCGCGTGTATTGGTCACGGGTGAAGAGGTCCAGCAGCGTTCCCGGCACGCCGGCCAGGCGCTCGAAGTCGCGCAGGCCAGCCGGGTCAACATCTATCCCGCCGAGGCATTCCCAGTGCGCTTGGACGTTGCCGACCACGGGCTTCGCCTGGTTGAAACCCTTTGCGCCACCGCCCAGACCACAGCAGAAGTGGAAGTGTCGGAGGATGCGCTTAACGAGCATAACGGCGGCCTCCCTGGGCTTTCTTGGCGGTGAGGTTGCCCATGTAGCTGGCCCACTCGTCCTGCTTGCGCTGCTGGCGGATGCGGCTGCAGGCAGCGTGCTTGCGGGTGGAGCGGGCCTTGTTGCAGATGTCGCAGATGCTGGGCAGGTCCAGCCGGTGGCTGGCCATGGTCGGGCGGGTGCGGTTGGTCATTGGGCACCACCTTCGGCCTGGTGGCCGGGGTTGCCGTACTTCGCGGCGCCGCATTCGCAGCGGTAGAGCCCGCGCTTGGTGATACGGCCGAAACGGCCGTTCAGGTGGCTGGTCACGACGTTGCGGACGAAGGTCCAGCTGTGGCGTTTGCCGATGGTGCAGGGCTTCATGCGTCACCGCCTTGCACTACCGGAGCGGCCTGTTGCAGCAAAGCCTTCATGTATTCAATCGCTTGAGTGGCGTCGTCATGGGAGTCGCAGAACACTTCGCGGGCCTGGTGCGCCGCACGGTTGACCGCGGCTTGCCAGTCTTCTGGCTCCTCGTCCGCGTCCCAGCCCTGCGCGCTGCGGCGCTCCATCAGGTCCAAAGCCTTGCGTGCTTTGGCGCTAAGTTCCGGACCGATGCCACAGTCGCCGTCTGCCACGTAATTGACGAACTCCAGCAGGGCGTCGCCCGCAGCCAGCTCATGGCCGCGGGCCCAGCTAACGACCTCACCGCCATCGACGGTGCGGGGGATTTCCTTACCGAGCGCGCCACGGATAACGATCGTGTCGTAGCGCGGCGTGGTAGCCTGCTCAGCGCTGACTTCGGGGGTTTGTGCTTGCATGGTGCTTCTCCTTGGGTTGGTCTGGCCCTGGTGAGTTGCCGCTCACCGGGGCCTTCTTGTTTCTGGGGCGTGCGTTACCGGACGCGGATCTTTTTGCCGTCCTCGAGGACGTACAGGTTCACGTCAGCCAGGCGGTACTGGCCGCCCACACCGCCCTTGACGCAGTAGTCGCCACCGCCGTCGTGGACGATGCGCACCTTGAAGGGGTAGCCGTAGCCGTTGGAGCGGCACAGCGCAGCTTGGCCGGCGTACTTGCTGGACTTCTTGATCTCGGCGTAGAGCTGCTGGCCTTCCTTGCGGCCGTGGTCGCCATGTGCGGCCTCGAATGCCTCCCACGCGCGCTGGGTCAGGGCATCAGCAAATGCGTTGTCCTGGTCGTTGCGATCGACCGACCAGCCCTTCTCCTTGGCCAGATCCTCGAAGGTGAACAGCAGGTCGAGATCTCGAAGCTTTTCGCTCACTTGCATGGTGCTGTTCCTCAGTTCGCCACAACGGCGTGGATGGTCAGTTCGGCCGGCAGCCGCTTCTGCAGGGCTGCCAGGCGATCGATCTGCTCCTCGCTGCACTCGTCGATGCAGATGACGCGGGCGCCGCGGCCGGCGCGGTGGCGCACAAGCAGCTCCAGGTCAGCAACGTCATAGGCATTGCCACTGATGATCTGGTGCTCGTCCTGCCCGGCCTCACGGGCTTTCTTCCGCAGGCGGACGGTCTTGCCGGTCATCGGGGCGCCGCGTTCTACGTTCAGTTGCATGGTGCTTCTCCTTGGTAAGGCCCAGGCGTTGCCGCGCCTGGGCGTTGGGGTTAACGGGCCGCCAGGGCCAGCAGGTTGGGGGCGAGGTAGCCGGCCGCGAGCAGTACCGCCAGGGTCACGCCGCTGCCCAGCAGGGTGAGCAGGGTTTCCAGGCGGCTGGGGCTGTAGAGGTCGTCGTTGTCGTTCATTGGCATGGTGCTTCTCCTTGGGTTGGTACCGGCGTTGCCGCGCCGGCGGGTCAAACGAGCTGGAACAGCCAGCAGCGGACGGTCTTGGCGGTGTTCATCCCGTCGGTGGCGATGTTCGAGTTGATGGGCTTGTTGGTCTCGATGAACTTCGGCGACTTGCTGGTCTTGAGCAGGCGCTTGAGCTCGCTGAGGTTCGGGAGCTGCTGCCGCTTGTTGGCCGCCATCTCGACGAACTCGTTGAGGTTGATGGCGAAGAAGGCCGACTTGCGGGAGTGGTTCAGCCGGCCGCCGGGTTCGTTCAGGGGGCCATTGAGGAACTCGACCATGTCCCAGAATTCGCGCACGAGCGGGTGGTCAGCATTGATGGCCTGCTGCCGCTCCTGCGCCATGCGCTCCACCTCGGCATGCACCTGGGCCGCGCGCTCGTCGCTGAGCGGCACGACCAGCTGCAGGGCGTCCACCAGGCTGCGCAGCTGGGCGTGGTTCTTGGCGATCCGCACGGTGCGGATGCCCGGCAGTGCCAGCAGCAGCTGCTCGTAGCCGGACGTGCGCTCGTCCAGGAGCTTCATCACCTGCGCCTCGGGCTTGAGCGCCTTGATGATGAAGCCGCTGAGCTGCTCAACCGGCATGCGCTCCAGGCGCTCGGCATGGAGCTTGGTTTCCGGGGTCTGGTGCTCGCGGGTCAGGTGCACATGGCCCAGGCGCTGGAGGATCGGCTCGGAGGCGTTGACGGCGTTGTTCTGCGCGATCAGCAGGGCACCGCGGAACGGCGGTTCGCGGGTGTCGTTGCCGTTGTTCTTCACACCGGTGGAGCGGACGCTGCGGCCGTTGTAGGCGGTCTTGAGTTCGTCCCAGTCGAAGTGCTTAACCGGCGCGCCTTCCTTCTGCTCGCGCTCGGACTCGATCAGCACCACCGGCAGGTTGCCCACCTGGGCGAAGTTGCGCGCGCGGCTGGCCGGGGTCGCCTTGGACGGGTCGAAGCCTTCGTATTCGGTCCGGCCGGTCAGTTTCCAGAGCAGCTCCACCAGGGTGGTCTTGCCCGCGCCGGCCTCACCGATCAGCTCCAGGAACAGGTAGGACTTGTGCAGCTGGCGGATCTGCTCGGCGTACAGCGCGCCCAGCCACCATGCCAGCACCACCACGCCGCGCACGCCAAAGCAGCGCCAGAACAGGTCGAACCACTCTTCGTCGTAGTCGGCCAGGTTGGCGTTGATGTGCAGCACAGGCGACAGGCTCTGCGACTTGATGCTCAGGGAGCCGACGTCGAAGAAGTCCTCTTCGTTGAGCTTGTGCACCTTGCCGCCGGCGATCGCCAGGTCGTTGAACACGTAGACGCCGTGCTCGCGGGTGTAGCCGATCCAGTCGATGGTGTTGACGGTCTTGAGGCTGTCGAGCTGGTAGCCAAGCATGCGCTCCAGCTGCTGCGGGGTGCCGGTGAACATGGCCCCGTTGCAGACGTTGAGCAGGCGCTTCTTGAACTCCGGCGCCGAGGCGATCTGCGCCGCTGTAAAGGTGCTCTTGATGGTGGGCGCTTCGGGCCGCTCGACGCGGAAGTAGTACCAGGCCTCGTCGGTCACCTCGTTGCGCATGTAATACAGCGCGTCGAAGTAGCAGTTGGCGATGCGCACCACGGCGGCGCTCTGACGCAAGGCCTTGTCCCGGCGTTGCTTGTCGTTGAGCTGCTGGTCGTCGTGGTGCTCGGAGCCGTCAAGCTCGCGGGCGGTGCGCTCGTACTTCTCCATGTCCAGGTTGAACCAGTACAGGCGCGAGCGGTAGGTGAAGTGGAATTCCTTGCGCTCGTCCCATTCGTACATCAGCAGGCCCTTTTCCTCGGCCGACTCGGCCAGCAGCAGGGCGCCCTGGTGGCGGGCCTCGGCCATGTCCAGCTCGATGCGTTTGGCGCGCTCTTCGTCGCCGTCGATGAAGGCCCAGCGCTGGTGCAGGTCGTTCCAGTCAACCTTCTTGGCGCCGCGCTGCGGGATGACAGCCGCCTCGCACTTGAAGCCCAGGGCGCGGGCCTCCTTCGCCCAGCGGCGCATATTCGCCTTGGCGACCGGCTCGTTATCCAGCGCCCAGACCAGGCGCGGCAGGCGCTTGTCTGCCTCATGGCAGGCGTTCTTGAGTGCCTTGAGCGATTGCTCGGGCAGCGGCGCGCTGCTCATCATCGAGACGGCAGCGACGTCGTGGTGCAGCAGGGCGATCGCGTCGAAGATGCCCTCGACGATGTACAGCTCCTCGACCTCGACCAGGTTGAGCGACGGCGGGCACCACCAGACGCCCTTGTAGCTTTCGCCCGGCTTGAAGCGGGCCTTCTGCTTGCCGAAGCGCTCCGGCCGGTCGATCAGCCGTTCCCAGTAGCCGCCTTTCTCCAGCGGGAAGCGCACGGTCGCGCTGCCGGCGTTGATGTCGCGGCTCCAGTAGTTCTCCTGGCTGTACCAGCCAGCAATCAACTCCAGGCGGAAGCCGCGGGCGAACTGCAGGTAGGCGCTGGCTGTGGCCATCGGGTCCTGGGCGGTGGCCGGGGCGGTCTTGCTCCAGTCGTTGAACAGGTCGTCATACAGCTCTTTGACGTGGACGCGGTGGCCACACTTCTCCGGACGGCCGCAGATCAGCATCCAGGGCGAGTCGTGGAAGGTGTAGAGGGTCTTCTTGCCGCAGTTGTGCGCCGGGCATTTGCCCTTGCGCATGTAGTTGGTGCCGGCCATGTGTTGGAGGCCGAAGTCGCGCTCGATGCGGCGCAGCACCTCGGCCCGTAGGGTTTCTTTCATCTGCATGGTGTGGCTGGCCTTACTGGTTGGCGCCCAGGGCGGCTTTCAGCGCCCCGATGGTGCGTTTGTGGCCGGCGAGGGCCGGGTAGTCATCGAGGATGCGGCGGCTGCGCAGGAACTCCGGCACGGTGCGGTAGCGATCGTCGTACCAGTGCTCGGTCAGGCCACGGCGCAGCTCGCAGCGCAGGCTGCTGAGCAGGGCCTCGGCTACGGGCTTGGGCATGTCCAGCTGGATGGCAATGGCTTGTTGCATGGCGGCAACCTCGAATTTCGGGTGCAACTTCCCCAAACCCGCTGGCAGGCGGGTCTGGGTAACGGTGATTCAGTGGGTGATCAGTGCGCGGCTGCTGCAGCCGGCAGTGCCGCGGGTGGCTGCAGGCGCAGCGGCAGATAGCGGGTGGGGATGAAGGCCCGTTCCCCGGTGCGTACCAGCACCAGGCACAGCCGGGTCTCATCACCGAGGCCGCGATCGATACCCACGCGGGAGGAGAGTTCGGTCATCGCCAGATGTACCAGCCGCGGCGCCATGAACGCAGGCACGTCCAGGCCTTGAACCAAATAGCGGCACGCGCGGTCATAGAGGCGCTCATCGTCGGCAAGGTGCTCATCCTGATGGCGCAGGAGGTAGGCCTTGGCGGCGGCCTGCATGCTGCTGCGGTAATCCTTGGCAGAGGGTTCGCGGTTCATGCGTGTGCTTCCTTGAGTGGCTGATCGAACAGATCGGGTTGATCGGATGCAGGCCGGCTGTCACGCAACGCCTGCATTTTCGCCACGGATGGCGCAATCGGCAGCACCACCCTCGGCTTGTCCATGCCCGAGGGATTGATCTGGTAGTCCCAGCTCATCGAGCCCGTGAGCACCAAGCCGCAGGCCAGATTCATGCACTGGCCGTAGATGGTGCGGAATGTCGGTGTTTGCCCCTCGGAGTTGCGAATGCGCATCCGCTCTCCGCATGCCGGGCAAACCAGTTTGTAAACGCTCAAATCCCTTCCCCCCGGCCGTGGCAGCGGCCCGTACAGCACTATTTTTTGTCGTTGCAGGTATGCAGAACGATGACCGCCGCTATCTCCGCGTGGCGGGCGGAGACAGCGGCGGT